CAACTGTCCTGGCCATACGAAGTTCTGCGCTTCACCCGCGCCGGGTTCAGGCAAGGTTGACTACGACGTCGTACAGCTTCCCTCTACTGGAACTCAAAATGCCTGAAGACAAGAACTCGGATCTGCAGCCGAACCCGGCGTACGCTCAAGACCCTTACTTCGGGTGCCCTGAACGGCGACCTTTGAATCTTGGGCGATACGCAGCACCGCCCATCGTGCAGCCGTCCACCACCCCAGATGGTCGTTCACCGAACTGGTACTACGAATGGGGCGGTGGCGAGTGAAAATCCTGGCTGCGCTGGTCGCTCTTCTGCTGTGTACCTCCGCCGGCGCCCAGACAGATGTTCGCGCGCCAGTGAATGTTGGAACCCGACTGTACGTCGACTGTGTGAACTCGAAGGTTCAGACTGTACGTGAGATCGAGCCAACTAGAGTCGGCATCAACGAGTTCGTCACGAGCACCGACGATTTCTGCCTGGTGTGGATGCTGATCTGGTATCGAGCCCTGATGGGTCAAGACTTTCCAGAAGGCGATGTTGCGAACAGGTTCAACACGAACCGCGTGCGCATCCTTCAGACGATCACGAACGCTCTTCGCAAAGACGCTCTTCGTTAGTCGATCTCCCCGCCTTCAGATTCGCAAACCGAATCTGAGCACAGCGGGATCTTCCTGGTCATTCCAGGCTTCAGTACCTCGGCTGGGTTCAGCTGATTGAAGGCTTCTCGAAGCGGAACCATCTCGGTCGCCGTTAGGTTGTGACGGCCCTTGAGCCGGATCACAGCATCGATCGTGTCGCCTGGGCGGAAGGTGTGTAGGACGTATCTGGTCATACGTCTATCTATTCGTGCCTTGGATTCGTAAATAGTCGACAGACTTCCTGTCGCTAGGATCCACATGAGCGCTTCCGACCTTTCATCGAAGACGACGCACGACCTTTGGGTTGAATCGCGTCAGTTCCGGCTCGAGATCTCTCGACCGGCTGCGAACACCATTGAGCTGAAGGTCACACGGCCGATCGGACAGACGACCGTTGATGGCGCGGTGATCACGCTTCACGACAAGCCGATCATCGCGTCGAACTACCCGAGCGACGGAACACAGTACGTTGGGTCGTTGGATTACGCCGCGCCAGTGAACTGGATCGAGAGCCCAAGTGGCGCTCACGTGGTCGCGTTCTACTCTTCGATTCTGAACCAGCCGATGCCGGCTGGGACTCCGAACGCAGCCGGAACCGAGACAACGTTCACACTGACGATCACCGGTACCGTTGACAGCCAGATCTACTACGCTTCGATTCACGGCGCCTCGAACGTCCTTCAGTACTACCCAGTCGGCGTTCAGTCGTACCCGCTCGAAGGCGCACGCGTCGAGAAAGGTGTCTCGACATACACTGGCGCTATCCCATCGTTCCCAGAAGCACCGACCTCGCCGACTGTCGGCACAGTGTACCACGACGAGCAGCTTGACCTCGTTCAGTACTGGACCGGCACAACCTGGATCCCATCGCGTTCCGATTCGATTCTGACCGGCCCAGTGAACCCAGGTGTTCAAGGCCAACCGCACATCCTTCGTGGCTCGGCCTTGATGGTGTTCTCCGGTTCGAAGTGGATGGGTGCTACACCAGCGAACTTCCAAGTTCGCATCCCAGGTCCGGCATGGGCGCCGTTCGCGCAGATCTCTTCGAACACGTTCCTCCCAACTGCTCCGATCGTCGGGCAGTTCGTGTGGAACTACACGACCGAACGTATTCAGTACTGGGACGGAGTCGAATGGCAGTTCCCAGGTCCGTCGAACACTCTATTCGACCCGGGTACAGGGCCGGTGCCAGCGTTCACGCAGCCGATCACGTTCGAGTACGACCCGTTGCCGGACCCGTACATCGGCCAGCTGTTCTACAACACGACAACAAGGCTTCTGAACGCTTGGAACGGTACCACTTGGAAGCAGGTGAACACCGATCAGGAAGGTACACCGATCTCGGATCGTATCGCTGTCGGGAACGACGGCTCGTACGACGAGCGCGTTCGGATGATTCAAGTCCTGAAGAACCAACTTGGCTGGCCAGTTCAGTGCGTTGAACTCAAGGAAGAGCAGTTCAACGTCGCGATCGACAACGCCCTCGACAACTATCGGATGTGGGTCGACAACGCGTACACACGCCGGTTCATCATGTTCCAGCTGTTCCCAGGGCAGCAGACGTACTACCTGAACTCGCAATCGCAGAAGACCGACAAGATCGTGGACGTCATGAAGATCCACCGTCTGAATATCCTCGGCATCGAGCAAGCGAACGGGAACGATGCCGTGTGGTCATCGGGTATCCTGACCTCGTACTACTCAGCCGCAACCGTCGACATCCTTTCGCTTCACCTGCTTTCGAGCTTGTCTGAAGAGTTCCAACGGATCTTCGCTGGTGACATGACGTACCTGTGGAACGAGCCATCACGCGAACTGCTGATCACACGCAAGGTGAACCGGACCGAGAAGGTCATTCTCGAAGTCGCTTGCGAGAAGCCAGAGCAAGAGATCATGGTTGATCGCTGGTCGAAGCAGTTCATTCAGAACTGGGCCCTTGCCGAGTGCAAGGAGATGCTTGGTCTGATCCGTTCGAAGTTCAGCTCTGGTACGCCAGGTGCTGCCGGCACGATCACACTGAACGGCGAGTTGCTGATCTCTGAAGCGCGTCAAGACATGGCTGAGCTGAAGCAATCCGCCCTTGACTACGAGTGGGGTGGACACGTCGGCTGGGGCAACGTTTCGTTCCTGATTGGTTGATCATGAAGGTACAAGAGCTCCTCACCGAAGAGACTGTGAAGCAGTACGTTGAGCGATTGACTTCGTCGCTGAACATCAAGAAGCTCGGCTCTGGGTACTACGCCTCTGTGTTCCAGCACCCGCTGTACAAGAACGTCGCAGTGAAGGTGTTCGAGTGGGACCCAGAGTACCTTGCGTACATCAAGATCTGCCAGAAGACGACGAACAAGTGGATGCCGCGCGTCGTGTCCGTTCACACGATCAAGATGGACGAAGAGAAGAACCGGTGGCACATTCGGTTCAACGAGCAGCCTGGAAAGACCAAGGGAACGATTGTGTTCTTTGAGAAGCTTCGTCCAGCAAAGCACAAAGAGATCGTCGCAGCAATGGAAGAGCTGTGCAAAGACGTCCCAGAGGAACATCAAGACGATCTTCTAGATGATCTTTCTTTTGCTGATTGGGGCACAGGGCATTGGCAGATCGTGAAGAGGTTCGCAAAGGACAAGGACACGAAGAAGTTCGCAGAGCTCGCAATTCGCCTGAGGTTCATGGACATTCACAACGAGAACGTGATGATCCGCGATGACGGCCAACTTGTATTCACTGACCCGGTAGCATCCTGATGCCAACAACACTTGACGATTGCGCTGACGCTGCTGGCAGCTTCAACAACCCGAACACACCTGGGAACGGTATCCCAGGGACTGGCGGCACACCTTCGCCGTCTGCGAACCCGTACGTTCCGCCAGAGCTCTGCAAGGGCGAGTGGTCGCTCACTGACGCCTCGAACAAGAACTCGTCGTCATATCAAGAGAACCTTGCCGCTGAGAACCTGAACGTGTCGGGCGCTGCCGTGAACGTGTTCAAGCTCCTCGGTATTCACGAACAAGGACGTCTCGTCGATCTTACTGGCCAAGGCCAAGCGATCTCATCGTCTGGGGGTGGTGAACTTGCATTCGACAGTCTCGCGCCACCGTGGCTCTCGATCGGCGAAACGGCACTCGCTGTCGTTCAGAAGCCAGCGTACCTCGGGTACGACTTCGGGCCTCGTCAGACCTCGTTCGGACAAGCCGAAGTTCTGCCTGAAGCGAACAACACACTTCACGTGACGTCGTTCCGAATCACTCAACCGCTGGCGAACAACCGGGCCCTTCAAGTTCGAGTCGAACGTTCGAACGGTGGGTACAAGGTGAACCCGCTGAACGTGAACTTCACTGGTGCCGGGAACGGCGGCATCGGCGACTTCGTGTCTGGGTTCGCACCGAAGCCTGGTACATTCATGGTCGTTGCCACGACGGGAACTCTGTTCTCAGTGACGTTCATCTCGTCCACTGCGTCGACACCACTTGGTGTCGCTACCGTTGGAACTCGATTCAACTCGCCGATCGGCTCGTTCCTGATCACGGCTGGCTCAACGCCATTCGCTGCTGGCGACATGTTCACGATGCCGATCGAACTTGACTGGTACCGTGTTGACGTGGTGAACCTGCCGAACATCGATACACCAGTCACAGTCCGCGTGAAGCAATCAGCACCATCTCGGTTCTGGCGTCTCGTGCCGCTGAGCTTCACCGGGGTGATGACACCTGGCGCTGTGTGGGTCGTTGACAAGCTTGAGCTGTTCGACTATCAGCAGACTCGTCTCGACGACATTCAAGACTCGCTGTACCTCGAGAACCGTGATCGCGATTACGCGAAGACTGCGATTCAGATCAAGGCAGCGTACACTCCGTTCGACGCAGTCTCGGACCTTTCGAAGTTCGGCTTCCAGATCGCTGACGTGTACACGTTCACAACCTCGTACGCAACGATGGTCTCGGCACTTGGTCGTCCGATCGTTGTTGGCGACGTGCTCGAGATCCCAAGCGAGCTTCAGTACGATCACAATCTTCGCCCAGTTCGGAAGTTCATTGAAGTCTCAGACGTCTCGTGGTCGGCTGAAGGGTTCACAACTGATTGGCGCCCGATTCTGTACCGGTTCCAAGCTCAGAACCTGATCCCATCGCAAGAGCATCGCGACATCCTCGGTACGGTCGACACGCAGAAGTACATCATCGACGATGGTTCGTTCTTCGCCGGCATCGAACAGATTCAGACTTCACCGCTCACCGTCTCCGAGAAGAACGAGCAAGACGCGATCACTGCCGTGCCAGAGAAGGGCACGAACGTTCGTGAGCAGGCCTCCGGTACGAACCGGAACAGCAACCCAGCCACGTACGATGGCGTTGGTCCGTATGTTGAGGACGGTCTCCCGCCTGACGGGCTTCCATATGAGACCGGCTTTGGTAAGCTTCCTGACGTTTCAGGCGCAACGGATGGAGCGTACTTCCGATTGGAATACGATCCAAAGTTGAAGATTCCTGCGCGCCTTTACAAGTTCTCCTCCGTCAAGGGGAAGTGGATCTTCGTCGAGACAGACCGCCGCACCGAGCGTTCTGCCCATCGTCCTTCACAGCTTGAAATCCTTGATCGGACACAGACGATGTCCCTTACTACAAAGCGAGTGTCATAATGAAAGTGAATGAACTGTTCGAGAACAAGGCAAGCAAGCAACTGTCTCGTGCCGAAAAGGACGCGAAGCGGGCCGGCAAGAAGGCTGAAGTTGAAGCTATGGGGAAGGCAGCAGCCGACAAAATTGCAGCTGACAAGGCAGCGAAGCTCGCGGCTCTGTATGACGGGAAGCCGATGAAGATCAAGCTGAAGGTCTGGACCGATGCTGACCCACGAACTGGGAAGCGACGCTTTGAGATGCGCGAGTTCACGATCGACAACAACCAGCACGTCCGTGCTCAGCTCTCTGATGTTGAGCTTCAGGACATGCGATACCTCGAGAATGCCGACAAGCGCGAAGCGACGTACGCCATCAAGACCGGCGATCAGAAGCACTACACTGGATCGATCCCAGAGTACTTGTTCGATCTGCCGAAGCGTACA